TGCACATTAGCCAATAAAGGAACTGTATTACAGGCTATAATAATATTATCTACAGCTAAGTTTTGTAAGGTAATAAACAAGGCATCATTTGCGTTTGTTGGGAACGCTTCAATTTCAGGGAACTCTCCTTTAGTGTCAGACCAAGTAACAAGAGTCACACCCCCTTTACTGCTGCCAGACATCTTATCCTCCATTACTTCATTAAAGGCTTCACCTACTGTCTTTGTGGTATACTCTTCACCATCCTTATTTAAAGCTGTACTAAATGCCTCATTAGGATCTCCCACCATTTTTATTAGACCACCTAAAAAGAAGTTATTATCTAAATTTGAATTATGGAACTCACCGACCTTTCTCTCTACATCAAACCATCTAAATCCACTCCAGTAAAAAGGTATTGGATAGAATTTATTTTGAGGTCTATTCTCTTTAACAAATAAAACCTGCCCTTTATACGACTTAACCTCCTCACTACCTTCTTCTAACTCATCATTAAAATCGTTAATCTCTTTAATCTCAAATAGGGCTGAATTAGGATTATATACAGGGAAAATAGTGGTTTCACTCTCCTTATAATCACCAGTTCCAAAGTAAGGATTGTAATAAATATGGTGAACTTTACTAGTTTCGGGGTTTGGTATTGATAACCTACAGGAATCGTAGGGTAATTTGCTTATATAATTTATTTTACCTAGAGGATTATACCTAACGTTTATATAAAAACCTTCAAAATAACCTTCATCTTGGCTAACTCCATTGTGTACATCTGTAAAAGTATCTTTATCGTTTACCTTTAATGTATTAAGAGACTCTTGGTTAAATCCGTCCCCCTCTATAAATGAAATTATTGTTTCTAGACAACTAGAAGCAGTGTGAGACCCATCAACAGTATCAAGAACGAAGTTAGGAAAACTATCTTTAGCCCCAAACTCAATATATCCTAACGAATCATTAATAGAAACCCTAGTGTTAACCCCATCAGAAGGATCATAGTTGTATAATTTACTTTCTTCAACCTTTTCTGATTTCTGAAAAACCTGCATTCCTTTAATCATATTATAAATATAGTGTTTTTTTTGTATATTTGCATAAACGGTTAGACAAATATACAATGAGAAACGCAAAAGAATTTATCGATAAGGTAACTAAGAAGATGCAATACAGCCCATCTGAATACACAGTTATAGATGACAGTAATGTCTACGAAGAGTTAAAAGAAGACATTATTAATGCTTTAGATATTGGGATGGTATTTATTGAGGGTACTTGTATCCCTGACAGCCCAGCTAATCAATTAGCAAAAGAATACAACTCCATCACTTGGGATAATGGCAATGGCATTAGTATCATAGTCTCATCTAATCATAATTTAACTGAAGGGGTTAATATCCAACCACTAGGTGTAATTAATACTTTCTTAAATGAATTAATTAAATTAAAGGTGGAGCCTATTTTATTGCAAGATACTATTAATGAGGAGGATGAAGAGACTAAAGAACATATCTCACTAAAAGATTATTACAGATTAAACCTACCAGAGAATAGGATAGGGAGGAAATCATATAAGACACTAATAAAAGAATTGGAAGAAGCTGGGTTTGGAGTATAAGTTTCACTATACTTGTATTGAACAACTACTAAGTGCTTGTTTACTTCTGAAAGAAATTATAACCCGATGTCTACCAACGTCGGGTTTTTTTTGGTCTATACTTTTTTACATACAATATTTTTATTAGTAATCAAAATTTATTAGTATCTTTATAATATGGCTGTATACGAGATAATAAACAATCCAAATTCTTTTATAATAAAGAAGGGTGACAACACTAGTCCTTTCTCAAGGAATGATTTAAGCGTCACTTTTAGTGATGATAATAACCAGATTTTAAAAATCTATGATAAATCAGTAAATAAGTATTTATTACACGAAATAAACCTTTTAAATGATACCGTAGACGTAGACGGAGTTACGTCTTTTGCAGACGCTCAAGCTTTGTATGACTCAATAGAGGCTATTTTTTTTTTCAATAAATTCAATTTAGATAACTTAATAATAGTAAACCAATTTAACGTAGAAACAACTTTAGGAGGGGTTATTGATTCTACAAAGGAGTACTTTATAGATGGTGTAATAGATCTTGGTCTTATACAAATAGTAGTACCTGATACAGGTATGACGTTGAGAGGGTACAGTTTTGATTTAAGTGGACTTACTTCTAGTGAGGATAATTATACTATGTTTATTAGTGAATCTATAGCTATAGGATCTGGTAACATATTGGGGTTTGATTACTTTGTAAGCGTTACAGGAATATCATCTAAAGTGTATGAGATTTATGACGCAAACGGGTTTAATGCTTTTGAGTTCAGTAGGGTTAATTATATTGATTGTACATCATTAGGTGACATATACGACTATAGACAAGGACTAGAATTTGGTACTGGTAGATTTGGGGGAAGTCCTTCTATTACTTTGCATGGGTTGTGGCGTGGAGGGTATCGTGTCACCACGTCAATAGTTAGAAGTATGAGCGACTCAACAATAGAACCACTATTCAAGGCAGGAACTTTGTTCCAAATGGATAGTAGATTTTTAACCGACATAAACGTAGATTTAGGTACCTTACAACCTTTTTTAGATTTTAGCGACACTAACTTCCCTAACCCGTCCACATTACAATTTAGAGATGTTCTACTTACTAGGAATGGAATTACATCGCCAAACGATCCTAATATTACCCCAAATATAACATCTTCAAATTTATCCTGTAGCTGGAAAGGTAACAATGGAGTGTCGAACACTTTTGTGGGTGGCACTGCTACTGTATCGACAGAAGTATTAACTAATATTTCATTTAATGTACCAACTTTATTAAATGGTACTATTACAACTTCTGACTTACAACATTTTGATTCCCCTGCTAATGGTCAATTAAGGCATTTAGGCAATAATCCTAGAGAGTTTAAAATCAACTTTGATTTTGTTTTAGAAGGTGGGCCTAATGATGATTATAAAATAGAGCTTGTAAAAAATAATGGCGTTGATATAATATCATTCCAACAAACTAGAGTTATAAATAATTTATCTGGAGGAAGGGATGTCGCTTATTTTACAGGGTTGACTAATGTAGTATTAAATAAAAATGAATACATATTTTGGCAAGTAACAAACCTAAGTGATTCATCAAATTGCACCTTGGAGTTAGATAGTTCTTGGAGCGCTGAAGAAAGATAATAATATGAACGTATCAAATATACTAATGAAAAAAGAGATTGAATATTTACAACGAAAAATAAAGGATCAAGATAAAGAAATAGATAACATTAATTCTATTAAAGATTCATTTAAAAACAAAGTCTCCTCTATTAAGGAAGCTTTGAATGATAAGGTTACTTTATTAAATTACTCAGATAAAGTGAAAATCATTAGGGCTATTCTAATTGATAAGTAACCCCTCTTTAATATAGTAAGCTTTAAGCTTATTCATTACAGCTTTAGTAGTACAGTTGCATTTCTGCTTATGATATGCAACTGTACTTATCTGTACTTTATACATTAACTTTTTATCATTAGATGTATAAGCTAATAACCAATCATCAAAATTATCTTTTAATAACTTATCTCTTGTTTCTATTGTTAGTTTCATAAACAAATATACATAAAAAAAGGTGCTACTTTTTACAGTAACACCTTTTAAAACTAAACAACAACTACAAGTCTTTATACCGCTGGAGTTTCATATCCAACTAACAATGCTAACGTAGTAGCATAATCAGTTACAAAGAATCTCTTAGGCTTTAATTTCTCACCACCTGTTAACGTTAATGAATCAGTCGTATCACTAGCATCTTCTGCTCCACTATTCTGAGTACCTTCAGTAGTTTTTAAACCATTGTTAATACCATAAATAAGGAACTCTTGATTTTGAGTTTCTACAATAAGAGTAGTCTTAGCTACTAGTAATTCCTCTATAATTAAATCATCTGCTGGAGTAGTAGATATTAATTTGATTGCTCCTGTATGATTAAAGAACTTGTTACCACCATCTGCACTTACCGCCTCCCAGCCTGCACTGCAAGAGTTATCAGGACTATCAAAAGTAAATGTATTTGTTCCTGTATTAAACGTCAAAGCCTCTACATATCCAGTAAGACCCTCTGTTATAACGGATACATCGCTAGGGGAATACATCCAGTATCTAGTATTTAATCCTCCTAACCTTCTTTTATCTTCACAGGTTAAGTCAATGCCTCCTGTGATTTTACAATTTGCCATATTTACAAATTTAATTTTGTTAAACAAAAGGGAGGGTTTAAGCCTCCCTATTTAATTATATTGATGGAGATTGTGCTATTACAGTGAATCCAGCCGCTCTATATTGGTAACCCATTCTGTACTTAACAGAAGTTTTAACATTATCATCATCATTAGAGTACCAAACTTTCGCATTAGTTTCGTCTCCTGCTTTCTCAATACCTACTACATGATTTGTAGGAGTAGTATAAAGAAGTTTGTGAGTAGACAATAAAGAGAAAGAAGCTAAAGCAGCATCCCATTGAGATAACTTAACAACCTCAACGCCTCTATATCTTACTTGGATGATACCATCAATTTGATATCCTACTTGTAAATCAGATCCTGTAGATACAGACTCATAAGAAGAAACTAAATTATCATATACTGAACGAGTAACATAAAACTTTCTATCTGCCTCTGGAAGTTGATCTAAAGTAATTGGAGCGGACTCATAAGCTAACTTCATTTTCGCTAAAGCTTCACCAGCAATTAAAACAGCATTAAAATCAGCAACTTCATCAACATCATTAGCAATCACACCAGCCTCTAGTCTAGTCCAAAGACCATCTAGCATATTAATATCAGTATCAATACTAGCAGTATTTCCAAAAGAAAGGATATTGAAGGCATCTCTACCAGCAGCTTCAGCTACTAGAGTATTCATTAACTTTTCAGCTGCGGTACCTGTTAAGTCGTTAACGTCATTCCCAGCCTTTAGCCACTCCTCGTAAATAGTGTTAGCAAAAGCATCACCACATTGTTCCAAGAATATTTTCAAAGGAGAAACCTCTAAAGTTCTGTTAAGAATTTCTACACCTGTACCAGTAGTAGTACGACCGCAAGACAAGTCGTCTGCTTTAGTGATTTTTGCCATTTGGTTAGTATAACCAAGTTGCATTTTAGATTTGATTCCGTTAAGAACTGTGAACAAATCTGTAATGCCAGGGTGCTTTACTCCTGGAGTGATAAATACATCTAAAGTCTCTTGACCGTTGTATGTATAATCTAAATTTACGCCTATTGCATTCGCCATAATTTCTATATTTTAATTTTTTATTTATCCAATTTTAAAAACCCAGCTAATCCACTAGCTAATCCACTTACTTCTTTTTTTACTTTTGGAGTTTTGACCGCTGCTTTCACTTCTGATCTCCCTCCTACTGTCATTGATGCCATTACTTTATTCTCTTTCATCAAAGCGTTAACAGTTTCATTGATACCATCAATTGACTCTTTCATTTCAGCATTAGCCTTACTTGCTTCATCTAAAGCACTAGCACTTTCAATTTGAGCTGCCTTCATACCTTCAATTTCAGCTTTCAAAGATTCATTTTCACTCTTTAAAGCTTCTACATCCTCTGGCTCTTCCGCTTCCATAACCTCAGAGATTATCCCCTCAACTACAGTCAACTTTCTACCGTCTTCTAAGTCGTATGTACCATCTTCTAATGAAGAGCCATCTGCTAGAGTAATTGATTTACCTACAAACTCCCCATCTTCTGAGTCAACCATAACTATTGTCCCATCTGCTAACGTCATCTCAGCCGCTTGAGGAACATCCTCTCCTTTAATAAGCCTAGAAAGTTTAGCTTGTATGTCTCTTAAGACACCTTCTTTTTTATCCATATCTTTATCATTTAATTTAACACTCGCTACTGCTCTATATTCAATTGAATTAGCATTAATGAATCCTATAGATTTAGAATGATTAATATCAAGTCTAGTCTCTACTTTCATTAAGTCTTTAATCTCATTTACATCTGCTTGCAATTTGCTTGCGTAGAAGTCCGCCAACTTATTTTCTTCTTCTCTAAGGTACACAGCCGCCTCCTCGTAATCTTTAGCCTCCATAGGCTGATTTGATTCCATCCAAGGGTTGTGAATCATTAAAGAAGAGTGTGGGGTTCTTGTTCTCTTTTGTCCTGCTAAAAATGGGACAGTAGTAATAGACGCACAAACGCCTACTATATTAGTATTTACTATTAAGCCTGATTTTTTTAGATCATCAAAATAATCATAAATTGCATAGCCTACATTAACATCACCTCCTCCACTATTAAAGTCAACGTTCAAAACAGTTAACTCCCCTAGTGACATAACCTGTTTTTGTACAGATTCTAAAGTA